CATTGACTATGGATATGCTTCAGAATCAGCTTGTGTCTGGGGAGCCGTAGACAAAGACGATGGTACACTAATAATTTATAGAGAATTGTATCGTAAAGGTCTACTAGGCACTGACCTAGCTCATATGATAACTGAAATGGAACTAAATGATCCATTAAGTGTTCCCGGCGTACTAGATACAGCTTGTTGGAACAGAACAGGGCAAACAGGCCCGACAGTAGGAGAAACGCTTGTAAAAGCTGGACACAAGCTTAGACGAGCAGATAAAAACAGGGTTGCAGGAAAAATACAGATTCACGAATACTTAAAGTTGCAGCAAAGCGGAAGGCCCAAAATACAAATATTTAATACTTGTCCTAACCTGATACGCGAACTTCAAAGTATTCCTTTAGATAAAAGCAACCCTGAAGATGTAGATACTAAGGCATCAGATCACGCATATGATGCTTTGCGGTATCTTATTATGGCTAGACCACGAGTACACGATACTTATAGCCAAATAAGGGACTTTCACAGAGAGACTATATACCAACCAGCAGACGGAACATTTGGTTACTAATGAAGAATAAAATTTGGCGTCCTCTTAATACTTGGGGTATTTATAGTTTAGGTATTGTAACGGGCTGGACTTTAATATATAGTATTGTAAGCCTAACACCAATAGGATAATCATGTCAGAACCTGAAAATACATTTATTGAAAATGCAGACAACATCTATTTTGAAGAAGTTGAAAATGAAGATGGGATGCAGCTAAACCTTGCAGAAGGTTTAAAATCAAATCTTGCTGGCCTGATTGAAGCTCGTTTTGTGGATGCTGAAATGGCGCGTGATGCAGATGAGAATCGTTGGATGACCGCCTACCACAATTTTCGTGGCATATATCCTAAAAATATAAAATTTAGAGAATCTGAAAAGTCTCGGGTATTTATTAAAGTTACTAAAACTAAAGTGCTTGCTGCTTTTGGTCAGCTTGTAGATGTTATTTTTGGTACAGGTAAATTTCCTATCGGTGTATCGCCTACAACTTTACCGGAAGGCATTTCTGAGTATATGCATTTAAGCTCAGAAGCACAGCCCGATCTTGAAATGAGTTCGGCTCCTGCGCGAGAAGAAGAAGAAAAAATTAATCCTTTTGATTTAGGATATCAGGGCGATGGTCGTGTATTAAAGCCGGGAGCAACAATAAACTCCGGTAAAGGTATTTTTGAAGATTATACTTCAAACGAAAAGGTAACTTTTGAAGAAGGCCCATCTCCAATACCAGAGATTCCAGAAATTTCTCCTGCGGTTGAAGCAGCTAGAAATATGGAAAAGCTTATTCATGATCAGATTGATGAGTCCAACGGTACAACCGAATTAAGAAATGCTTTATTTGAAGCAGTTCTTTTTGGTACAGGAATTGTAAAAGGGCCGTTTAATCATAACAAAACTCTACACCGCTGGTCTAACAGTGAAGGAGAAAGAGCCTATGATCCAATTTTTGTCAGGGTTCCTCGGATTGAGTTTGTTTCTATCTGGGATTTTTTCCCTGATCCCAACGCTACTTCTATTGATGAGTGCGAGTATGTTGTCCATCGACATAAGCTAAACAAGTCTCAACTTAGGGCATTGCGTAAAATGCCTTATTTTAATGAAGATGAGATTCGTAATTGTCTTATGCTTGGGCCAAACTATACTGAGAAAGACTACGAGTATGAGCTAAAAGACGATAATCGCATGAGCGAGCTAGGCTCAAATAAATTTGAAGTCTTAGAATATTGGGGAATGATGGATGTTGAATATGCCAAAGAAATTGGGATGGAGCTTTCTGACTCTATAGATTCTTTGGATGAAATTCAAATTAATGCTTGGATCTGTAATGGTCGAGTATTGCGAGCGGTAGTAAATCCATTTACGCCTGCGCGTATTCCGTATAATGCTTTCCCTTATGAGCGCAACCCCTACTCTTTCTTTGGTATTGGCGTTGCTGAAAACATGAATGATAGTCAGCAGATTATGAATGGTCATGCACGAATGGCTATTGATAATCTTGCGTTAAGCGGTTCATTAGTTTTTGACGTAGACGAGACGATGCTTGTCGGCGGTCAAAGCATGGAAATTTATCCCGGCAAAGTCTTTAGGCGTCAGTCTGGTATGCCGGGGCAAGCAATTCATGGCGTAAAGTTTCCAAACACATCTACAGAAAATATGATGATGTTTGATAAGTTTCGACAGCTTGCAGACGAACAAACAGGCATTCCTAGCTACTCACACGGTCAAACGGGTGTGCAGAGCATGACACGAACAGCTTCTGGTATGTCTATGTTGCTTGGGGCAGCAACCCTAAACATTAAAACTGTTGTAAAAAACTTGGACGATTTTTTGCTACGCCCACTTGGAAAAGCATACTTTCAATGGAATATGCAGTTCTTTGAAGGCGCACTGAAAACTGAAGGTGATTTAGAAATTCGGGCTATGGGTACAAACAGCCTGATGCAAAAGGAAGTAAGAAGTCAACGATTGACAATGTTTCTTCAGACAGCACAAAATCCAGCTATTGCACCATTTGTTAAAATGTCAAAGCTTATTTCAGAGCTTGCATATAGCTTGGATCTTGATCCTGATGAAATACTTAATGATCCCGAAGAAGCGGCTATTGCTGCGCAAATTATAGGAATGCAAAACAATGTTGGACAAGCAACTGGCGAACAAGTTGGCCCCGATGGTGAACAACCCGGAGATGTGGGAGCCGCTGAAGGAACACCTAGCGAACCTACGGATGCAGGAGTTACAGGCACTGGCGGTGGCACAATCGGAACAGGAAATGTACCGCAAGCAGGGGAAAGCGAGTTCTCTGGCTAACTTGCTGACATTACAAGAACAAGTAAATCAAAGACGAAAGGAAAAAGATAATGGCTAAAAAATTCCCAGATCTAACAGGCGATGGTAAAGTAACTCAAGCAGATGTTCTGAAGGGTCGTGGAGTTTTTGGTGACGGAGGATCTATTATGGTTCCTCCAGAGCGTGAAGCATATAGTAAAGGCGGGGCAGTCTTAGATTTAGTCGCAGCAATTGTTGGTAAACAAACGAAGGCTGCTAAAAAAGATATGGTGTCTAAAGAAAAAGCATCTCAACAACTTATTCAGATCTTAGACGAAAACCCGCAAGCACTTGATGATCTTTCAGAAGACCAATATCTAGAATTAATGGATGCACTTCCTCAGTCCCAAGGAGCAAAAATGGGTGGGAGCGAAGCGCCTATTAATGATGCTATTGAAATGGCTCGCGGAATGGAGCCAATAGAAGTTGCTCAAAATCTTGAAATGTTTAATGACATTGATGAAATTTTTGAATATGTATCAACCTTAAATGCTAAAGATTCTCGTCAGTTTATGGATAATCTTTCAGACGAAGATCTTCAGATTTTTGCAGGAGAACTTCCTGATGTTGGAGCTACATTGGGGCCACGAGAAGTAAAAAATGAAGGTGGTAAAATGGATGTAGCTATTATTCTTCCTCCTGAGTATGAAGAAAAAATGGACTCAGACGAAGATATGGAAGAAGACTATGTAGACTTTGTAAAAGCAGAAATTTTATCTCAGGACGAACAAGAATATTTATTTAAGATTTTAGATGATGATTCTCGCCTTGAAGAAATTTTAGATAAAGTAATTCTTAGTGCAAGCGAATTTACAGGTTCCGGTGAAGTTGAAGGGCCGGGAACTGGTACGTCAGATTCGATACCCGCAAGGTTATCGGACGGTGAATTTGTATTCACCAAAAAAGCCGTAGATCATATTGGCGCTGATAAACTCCAAGAAATGATGGAGAATGCAGAACAAGAATATGATAACGGAAGAGAAGGCAAAGCCTATGGCGGCATGGCAAACGGCAGTCCATACAATGATCCATCAAGTAGTTTGATGACAAATTATGCTATGGATAAAAATATTGAAAATCAAATGTTGCAGGAAAATCAACAGCAACAGGACGATATTCAACGCCAAATGATCTATGCAAGCAAAGCGCCTAGTCTTCTAAACCAATAAGGCTACCTAGAATTTTCTAGCCCCTTATTACAATTATAACCTTGAGGCCACCTTGTAGTATCAAGACCCTGTGTTAATAAGCGCAATAACACAGCCACCTTGAAAGACAACAAGCCCCATAAAGGAGAAGTGACATGAGTGAAGAACAAGAAGTGCAAGCGAATCCGTACAATCAGAAAAAGGCGTGGCATTATGAAGATGGCCCTCCTACTGCAAGTGCAGATTCATTGTTTTTTGAAGAGCCACAAGAGGCTACTTCCGAAGAAGACGGAACCCCTCAAAAAGAAAAGGCTCCTCGCACAAATTATAAAAAGCGGTATGATGATCTAAAAAAACATTATGATCAAAAACTGTCTGAGTTTAAACAGCGTGAAGAAGAGCTTCAAGCTATGGCAAGGTCTGCAATTCCGCAGTACGAACCGCCAAAAAGCGTAGAAGATCTTGAGCAGTTTAGACGCGACTACCCTGATCTATATGATACTGTTGAAACAGTTGCACATTTGCGAAGCGCAGAACAGCTTTCTGCTCTACAGCAAAAACTTTCTACTTTTGAAAAACGCGAGCTAGAAATTAGTAAGCGGGACGCAGAAGAAAGATTGAAGCAACGACACCCTGATTTTGAAGATATTAGGGGTGATGAGCGGTTTCATGAATGGGCAAAAGTTCAGCCAGAAGAAATTCAACGCTGGATTTATAAGAACCCAGATAATGCAGATTTAGCAAGTCGTGCTATTGATCTTTATAAGATGGAAAACAATATTGCAATTAACACAAAAAGTTCTCCTCGGTCACAGCCTTCAAAGTCCACTGCTGCTGACATGGTATCAACCAAAACAACAAGTGTTGAGCCTAAAACAGCTAAAGTTTGGACACAACGGGAAATTGCTGCTATGTCCGTAGATGAATATGATCGTTACGAAGAGGAAATTGATCTAGCCATCCGCGAGGGACGAGTAGCAAAATAACAACTTGTCTTTTTAGGAGTAAATAGAAATGGCTTATAACGTAAGTGACCAATATTTTGAGCCAGCAACTGATACCGATGCTAACTTTGCGAACTCGGTTGCGGGTCAAACTAACTCATTCTTCCTGCCTGCTGTCTATAGTAAGAAGGTACTTAACTTCTTCCGAAAGTCATCAGTCTGTGAAGCTGTAACCAACACCGACTACGCTGGTGAAATTGCATCTTATGGTGATAGCGTTAAGATCATCAAAGAGCCAGTAATTACTGTTTATCAGTATGAGCGTGGTCAAGACGTAACGCAAACCAAGCTGACCGACCAAGAGCTTACTCTGGTTGTTGATCGTGCGAACGGCTTCAAGTTCATTGTCGATGACATTGAAACGAAAATGTCTCATGTCAACTTCAAAGAAGTAGCTTCTTCTTCAGCAGCTTATGCTTTGCGTGATGCGTTTGACGAAGGCGTATTCAGCATTATGCAGGCTGGCTTGTCAGCTTCTGGCCCTGATCATGTTATGGGTGCTGATGCTGCTGCTGGTACTGGCGGCGTAACTGAAACCACTGCCTCTATCGACTTGGGCTTTGCTTCTGGCGAAGCTGATCCTCTGGACGTTCTTGCTCGCATGGCTCGTTTGCTTGACGATCAAAATGTACCGGAAGAAGGTCGCTGGGTAGTAGCTTCTCCTGACTTCTACGAGACGCTTTCTCAAAGCTCTTCTAAGTTGTTGTCAGTAGACTACAACGCTGGTCAAGGCTCTATCCGTAATGGTCTGGTAAGTTCTGGCAAGCTGCGTGGATTCTCCATGTACAAGTCAAACAATATGCCTTCTACCGCTACGGCTACTGGCTTTATGCTGGCTGGTCACATGAGTGCTGTTGCAACTGCACAATCCATCACTAGCACTGAGGTTCTCCGTGATCCTTCTAGCTTTGGTGACATTGTTCGCGGTCTGCACGTTTGGGGTGCTAAAGTTCTGCGTCCTGAAGCACTGATCGGTGCTTACTACACTATCGACTAAGATAGTAGTGGGGAGGGTGAAATATCCCTCCCTTTCTTTTTTAAAGGATTAAAAAATGCCCCTTATTTCTACTCCTAACAAGCCACTTAAAATGCAGCTTACTGAAAATAAACGTGGTAGATACAGAGCGATTGACCATAGTAAATATTCAGAAAACTACGATAAAATATTTGGCAAAAAAGATAAGGAAGAAAAAAATGAAAAATAAAAAGCGAATGCCTTATATGATGGGCGGCGAAAAACGTTCTGCATATATGGGCGGTGGGTATGCCCCAAAGCGTAACATGATGTCAGAGGGTGGCGTTGTTCGTGATTACAATAGTATTATGGAAATGGAAGCAGGGCAAATGTCTCCAGACCATAATGAGTCAATGAAGAAAAAATGAAAGTAAACGCCCCTGAAGGTTATCATTGGATGAAAAGCGGTAAAAGCTTCAAACTAATGAAAGACCCAAAAGATGGCTTTAAGGCACACAAAGGTGCTACTAAAGCTGCGAACTTCCCTATACAGAAGGTTCATAAAAAATAATGGCAACAAATTATCTGACACTTACAAACGAACTTTTAAGAGAGCTGAATGAGGTTCCTTTAACCTCTGTTAATTTTTCAGCGGCTCTTGGGATACAAGCGCATATAAAAGATTGCATCAATCGTGCATATCTTGATATTGTGCTAGAAGAACCCCAATGGCCTTTTTTGTCTGTATCAGAAAGCGGCACTACCGATCCAATGTACGGCAATACTTATGTCGAAACTGTTGCAAATACTCGCTGGTATGAACTAAAGCCAGCAAGCTCTTCTCTTTTAGATGATTATGGGTTTGTTGATTGGGATAATTTTTATTTGACAACTGTGGGTGTAAGCGGAGAAGCCGCTCCATACACCGCAAAAAATTTAAGATTTACTACAATTGAAGAATGGAAAGATTATTATCGAACCTCTGAAAATGCAGACGATGCTGATGCTGCAAACGGAGGCGAGCCTAAAAGAGTAATTAGAAGTCCTGATGGAAGAATGTTTGGCCTTAGCCCCATTCCCGATAAAGCATATCGCGTATGGTTTTATGCCTATAATCAACCAACAGAATTATCTGCGTATACAGACGAACTTGTTTTTCCAGATGTTTACAAGCCTGTTTTGCTTTCTAGAGCAAGATATTATATTCATCAATTTAAAGAAAATATTCAACCAGCGGCGTTAGCTAATGAAGAGTATCGTCGTGGCCTTAGATTAATGAAAGCTAATCTTATGGTTCCTGAACCTTATTATATAAAAGATGATCGCGTGAGGTTTGTTTAATGTCTCAGGCATTTAGCTTTTCATGTAGAGGTGGTCTTAATACAAATTTAAACTCGTTAGAACTAACGGGACAGCCGGGGTTTGCCACTCAACTAACAAACTTTGAAATTGATACAGATGGTGGCTATAGACGCATAAACGGCTTTACAGCATTTGGTGGAGCATCCGCAACAAGGCCAGAAGCAGGAAATCCAATTTTAGGTATTTACCCGTATGCTTTAGGGCTTGTTGTTGTCGTTGGCTCTTCTATTTATTATTCAGAAGATGGAGCCTCTTGGATTCAAGTAAATTATGATACTGGTCATTCTGGTGTAACAGAGGCTAATTTAAGTTCGCAGACAGAGCTAGATAGGCCCAATCAAGCCGTAGATCAATATCCTGCACAGTTTGTGTTGACTCGTGCGCCTACAGGCCACACTTCAAGTCTTTATGGTTCTTTGTCTATCGCAACAGGCAAAGACGAAGTAGCTCATTTTCATATTGATGGTACAGGAGCAGGAAGGCTTTTTGTTTATGAAGAAATTACCAACCCTGCGGCTGGACAATTTATTGAGCTTCATGACAAACATTTAATTATTGTAGATCCTGACAATGCGCCAAGCACAGTTTACTGGTCAAAAACAAATGACGATAGAGATTTTACTGGTACAGGTTCTGGAGCAGCATCAATTGCAGATAAAATTACGGGGGTAAAAAGCTTCCGTGATTCTCTATTTATTTTTTGTCAAAACACTATTCACCGTCTAGATGATATTAATGGCACTCCAGTAATTGTCCAAGTTACAAATAACATTGGTTGTTTAAGTGCTTACAGCATTCAAGAAATTGGTGGTGATCTTTTATTTCTTAGTCCAGACGGTATACGAACAATTGCAGGAACGGCAAGAATTGGAGACGTTGAGCTAAGTTCAGTTTCAAGACAAATTCAAAGTATTATTGGAGATATAGGCAAAAGAGTTGGTGATTATCAAATCAGTAGCTGCGTAGTTCGCTCTAAGTCTCAATATCGTTTATTTTATTCTGGCATTGCTCAAAGCCGAAATAGTGCCAGAGGGATTATTGGAACCTTTACTGGACAAAACTTTGAATGGTCTGAAACACAAGGTATACAGGCCTTTGGTTTAGTTTCAACACTAAACTATGAAAATGATGAAATTATTTATCATGGTGACAAAGATGGCTATATTTATAATCACGACACTGGTAATAGTTTTCTAGAAGATGAAGTAGAACAAAATATTTTTGCAACATACGAAACTTCAGATTTAGATTTTGGAGATATCGGAACAAAGAAAACTTTAAAGTACGTTAAAATTTCTGTTTCGCCAGAAGGTGAAGTAGATCCTACTTTACGAATAAGATATGATTATAAATCTAGCTCAATTGCACAGCCAGCAGATTATTCTTTAGCTCACGTTCCACTGCCTGCAATTTTTGGTACTTCTCTTTTTGGTAGCGCAGAATTTGGTGGGACAAATGATCCAATGGTTAGACAGGCAGTAGAGGGTTCTGGATATACAATGAGTTTAAGGTTAAGAACAGATGATAAATCTTTTCCTTATGCAATAAATGGTTTTTATATAGATTATATGCCATCAGGTAGGAGATAATAATGGCTCAAAACTATTCGCGACAAAGTACATTTGCAGATGGCGATACCATTACAGCAGCGTTATTTAATGATGAATACAATCAGCTTGTAAATGCATTCAATTATTCTAGCATTAGTGCAGTTACTACCGGACATAGACATGATGGCACTGTTGGAGAAGGCGGTAACATTCCGCAAATTGGCGACTTAGATTTTAATAATAAAATTGTTGTCGATGATTCCAACAACCGCTGGGGCTTCTTTGTAGAAGTAGCTAGTGCGCCTGTCGAACAAATCCGCATTCAAGATGGGGCTATTGTCCCAGTAACCGATGATGATATTGATCTTGGCTCGGCCTCACTTGAGTTCAAAAATCTTTATATAGATGGTACAGCTACAATTGATGACTT